GGTTAGGTAGTAAGATTATTGGAAAGTGTTTGATGGGGTCTACGTCAAGCGCACTTGACAAAGGGGGAAATAACTTCAAAAAACTTTACGAGGATTCGGATGTAACCAAAAGAAACGCCAACGGACAAACAAAGAGTGGAATGTATTCTTTGTTTATTCCAATGGAGATGAACATGGAGGGATTTATAGATATCTATGGCCAGCCAGTATTAAGAGCTCCAAGAGAAAAGGTTAGGGGTGTTGATGGTGAGTGGATTACTAATGGTGCTATTGACTATTGGGAGGCAGAAGTAGATTCCTTGAAATCTGATGCGGATGCTTTGAATGAATTTTACAGACAGTTCCCAAGAACAGAATCTCATGCATTTAGAGATGAAAGCAAATCATCTTTATTTAATTTAACCAAGATATATCAACAGATTGATTACAATGATTCATTGATAATGGAACACCACCTCACTAGAGGTAATTTTTATTGGCTCAATGGTATAAAAGATAGCAAGGTGGCTTTTAGTCCAGATAAGAGGGGAAGGTTTTTGATTAGCTGGACACCTCCTAAAGGATTGCAAAACAATGTAATAGATAGAAGGGGTATAAAATTTCCTGGCAATGACCATATAGGTGCATTTGGATGTGACTCTTATGACATATCGGGAACTGTTGGTGGTGGAGGTTCTAATGGGGCGCTTCACGGAATGACTAAATTTAGTATGGAAGAAGCACCAGCAAATGAGTTTTTTTTAGAATATGTAGCTAGGCCACAGACTGCTGAGATATTTTTTGAAGAAGTACTTATGGCCTGTGTGTTTTATGGAATGCCTATTCTTGTGGAGAACAACAAACCTCGTTTGTTATACCACTTTAAGAACAGGGGCTACAGAGGGTTTTCAATGAATAGACCAGATAAGCACATATCAAAACTATCAAAGTCAGAAAAAGAGCTAGGTGGTATACCTAATAGCTCGGAAGATGTGAAACAGTCTCATGCTGCTGCAATTGAATCTTACATAGAAAAAAATGTAGGAATAGATTTTGAAGGGCAGTTTAGAGAAGCTGGAGATATGGGTTCTATGTTATTTACTAGGACTTTAGAAGATTGGGCAAAGTTTGATATTACCAACAGAACTAAGTTTGATGCTAGTATTAGTTCTGGTCTTGCTATTATGGCAACACAAAGGCATATGTATCAAGTAGAAAAAAAACAATCAAAAATAAACCTTAACTTTGCAAGGTATACAAATAAGGGAACTTTAAGCGAATTAATAAGATAGATGAAAGATGTTAAGATAGACATTGCATCTGTAGGATTTCCAAGCCAGTTTGTTTCTGATGCTGAAAAAGCTACTGATGAATTTGGTTTACAGATTGGTCAGGCTATTCAATACGAATGGTTTAAGAAAGACGGAAATCAATGCAGATACTACAATCAATGGAGAGACTTTCACAGATTGCGTTTATATGCAAGAGGAGAGCAATCAATAGCTAAATACAAAAACGAAATTGCGGTAGATGGAGATTTATCTTATCTAAATCTAGACTGGACTCCAGTTCCTATATTGCCAAAGTTTGTTGATATTGTAGTGAACGGAATGCAAGACCGTGAGTTTAAGGTAAAGGCCTATGCTCAAGATGCATTATCACAAGCTAAGAGAAGTAAGTATCAGGATATGATAGAGGGTCAGATGGCCGCTAAGGATATCCTAACTACAATACAAGAACAAACAGGCGTTGACCCTTTTATTATGGACCCTGATGAACTTCCGTCTTCTGATGAGGAGTTGTCATTATATATGAATCTTAATTACAAGCCTGCAATAGAGATTGCTGAAGAAGAAGCTATAGATACTATGTTTGCTGAAAATCATTATGATGATATTCGCAAGCAGTTAGACTATGACTCTACGGTTATAGGAATGTCTGTAGCTAAGCACGAGTTCTTGCCTGGAGCTGGAGTTAAGATATCATATGTAGACCCCGCTAATGTTGTATACAGCTATACTGAAGACCCACACTTTAAAGATTGTTTTTATTGGGGTGAGATTAAAACCTTACCTATAACTGAACTAACAAAAATAGACCCCACCATTACTCGTGAAGATTTAGAAGAGATATCTAAATATAGCCAGAGTTGGTATGACTATTATAATGTAGCTCAGTTCTATGAGAATGATATTTTTTATAGAGACACTTGCACCTTGATGTATTTTAATTATAAGACCACTAAAAAGATGGTTTATAAGAAAAGAATACTTGAGGGCGGTGGTTCTAAAATGATAGAGAAAGACGACACTTTCAATCCTCCACAGGAAATGATGGAAGATGGGAAGTTTGAGAAGATAGAAAAAACTATTGACGTATGGTATGATGGAGTGATGGTTATGGGTACTAATATTATTCTCAAGTGGGAACTTGCTGAGAATATGGTTAGACCAAAGTCATCATCTCAGCACGCCTTACCTAATTACGTTGCTGTAGCACCAAGAATGTATAAAGGAGTTATTGAGTCTCTTGTTAGACGAATGATTCCTTTTGCTGATTTAATACAAATCACTCACTTAAAACTTCAACAGGTAATTGCTAGAACAGTACCTGACGGAGTCTATATAGATGCTGATGGTCTTAACGAGGTTGACTTAGGTACTGGAGCTGCATATGACCCATCAGATGCCCTTAGGCTATACTTCCAAACGGGTAGTGTAGTGGGTAGAAGTTATACCCAAGATGGAGAGTATAATCAAGGTAAAGTGCCTATACAACAGCTCACAAGCAGTTCAGGCGCTTCTAAGACACAAATGCTCATAGCTAACTATAACCACTACCTAGACATGATTCGCTCTGTAACGGGCTTAAATGAAGCGAGAGACGGTTCTACACCATCTCCCGATGCTCTTGTTGGTGTTCAGAAGTTAGCAGCATTAAATTCAAATACTGCAACTCGACATATATTAGAAGGTAGTCTTTATATTTATAGAAGTTTGGCGGAAGCCTTGACTTATCGAGTAGCTGATATATTAGAGTACTCTGACTTCAAAGAAGACTTTATAAATAAAATAGGGAAATACAATGTAAGTATACTTGGAGAGATAAGTAACTTATATATTTATGACTTTGGTGTATTTATAGAATTGTCTCCAGATGAAGAGCAAAAAGCAATGCTTGAGCAGAATATTCAAATGGCATTATCTAAAGGAGATATTAATCTTGAAGATGCTATTGATATTCGAGAGATTAAGAATCTTAAACTTGCCAATCAGTTGTTAAAAGTAAAAAGACTAGCTAAGCAAGAGCGAGACGAAAAGATGGCCATGCAAAAGCAAGCAATAACAGCTCAGCAACAACTCAAATCACAAGAGATGGCTGCTCAAGTTGCTATGCAAAAAATAGAGCTTGAGACTCAATCTAAAATGAAAATCAAGCAAGCTGAGATAGCTTTTGAAATAGAGAAAAACAAAGCTGAAGCTTCTCTCAAGTCACAGCTTATGCAACAAGAGTTTAATTACAACTTACAGTTGCACGGCATGACTGAGCAATCTCTATCAAATCGAGAGTCTTCTAGGGAAAAAGCTAAGGCTGATAGAATTAGTCAACAAAATACAGAGCAGAGTAAATTAATATCTCAACGCAAAAATAATTTACCTCCTCAAAATTTTGAATCTAATGAAGACAGTCTGGATGGTTTTGATTTATCAGAGTTTGAACCTCGATAATGAGCATTGATATTTTAACTAACTTTGTAACTTAAATTAAATTAAATGGAATTAAAGGTAAAAGCGGTTGAATCCGTAGAAGAAAAGTCTATTCAAGAAGTTGAAAAAGAACTGCTTGAAAAGCATGAAGAGAAATATAATTCTTCTGAAACAGAAGATACACCAAAAGTAGAGGTGTCTTCTGTTGAAGAAAGTGTCGTTGACGACACTTCTGAAGAAGAAGTATTAGAAACCTCTAACGAGGAAACGACAGAAGCTGTAGAAGAACAACCCGCAGAGCTGTCAGAAGAAGACGTTCTTTCATATATTGGTAAAAGATATGGTAGGGAAATTAGTTCTTTAGAGGAGCTAACTGCGGCTAGAGAGGAAGCTGAGCAGCTTCCTGAGGATGTTGCAGCCTACTTTAAATATAAAAAGGAAACAGGAAGAGGTATTGAAGACTATGTAAAACTACAGAGAGACTTCAATGCAATGAATCCTGATGCTTTGCTTCGTGAATACTTAACAGTAACTGAAGGTGAAGGTTTAGACGCAGAAGACATAGATGCTCTTATGGAGGACTATGCTTATGATGAAGAGCTTGACGATGAAAGTGTTGTTAAGAAAACCAAGTTAGCAAAGAAAAAAGCTATTGCTAAGGCAAAGAAGTTTTTCAATGAGCAAAAAGAATTATACAAACAACCCCTTGAGTCAAGACCGGTTGCTGATTCTGAGCAAAACAATGAAGAAATTCAAGCTTACAGGCAATATTTAGAATCTGTTAAAACTCAACAAGAGGAGGCGGAAGCAAAAAGAAGTTGGTTTTTAAAGGAAACCGATAAAGTATTTACTGATGATTTCAAAGGTTTTGATTTCACTATAGACGATAGAACAGTAACTTTCTCTCCAGGTGATGCGGCTACGATTAAGAAAAACCAAGAAACACCGATGAACTTTATAAATAAGTATATCGATGACAGAGGTTTAATTAGCGATGCAACTGGATACCACAGAGCTTTAGCAATTGCAATGAATCCCGATAAGTTTGCCAAGTTCTTTTATGAGCAAGGCAAATCAAGTGCTACTGAAGATGTGATGCGTAAGACTAAAAATATAAATATGACTGAGCGCCAAGCACCTGAAGTAACAAACAAGGGAGGATTTCAAGTCAGACCAGTCAACCCTGATTCTGGGAGAGGTCTAAAAATTAGAAGTATAAGAAAAAAATAAAAATTTAAAAAATGGCAGGAAGTGTTCAGGCGACCCCAGGGTACGCTTTACAACCAAGTGCAGAACAAGTGCCCTTGGCAACAAATTACATTACAAACTTTGATTTCTTGAATCAGTATTTACCTGATACATATGAAAAGGAGTTTGAGCGGTACGGAAACCGCACCGTAGCATCTTTTCTACGTTTAGTAGGAGCTGAGATGCCATCTAACTCTGACCTTATCAAATGGGCAGAGCAAGGAAGACTACACACAAA